AATGGATAAATCATTAAACGTATTACAGATAGCAGGTTGGTCAGATAAAATTTTTAATTTAATCGAAGCCAATTGTAAAGGATATAAAGCGTTAATTAAAGAAATTGAGGCAATAGTAATTTAATAATAAGCCCCGTAAGGGGCTTTTTTAATTTAAAAAATGATGGAAAATTTTGAAAATTATTTGGAAAGATTAAAAACTCGTAGAGATGAAGATCAATACCCATATACAGATAAAGATTTTGAAAAGTATATTGATTATATAAAGAATTGTTGGAAAACTAATTTAAGTGTTTATAAATGTTTAGAATTTATGTGGTTTCAAACGGAAGAAGCTAAACAAAATTTAAAAGAATTAAAAATAATAAAATAAAATGGATTCTGAAGATGAATTAATAGAACTTAGATTTCAATTAAAAGAATCTAAAGATAAAGAAATGAAATATCTTGCTATTTTACAAGATATAGACCGTTCTTTAAAAGATATATTTAAACGAGAGGAAGAAAATAAACGTTTTAATTTAGGAGAAACTTTTAATTTTAGAGAATCTTGCGTAAATTTACAAAATTATATAAATGATTGTAAGCGAATTTATAAAATAAGACTATAAATATACCCAGAATATTTAAATAAAAAATATGAATCAAGAAGATAAAATAATTAATGATTATCTAAATCCAATATTAGGTAATATAATGGAACAATCCCTTCAAAGTTTGATTAATATGAAGGAAGAAGGATTATTAAAAGAAGTTGAAGACAAACAATTTTTATTAAATTTTTTAGATGAAGCTTCTCAATATTATTCTAGTATTAATAATATCGAGAAAAATAGTGTAATCTTTAATTTAAAACAAGATATATTAGGTTTAATAGAATAGTATAATTTTATAAGAATTTAATTTTAAAATAAAGATTTATAAATAAAAATTTTAAAATAAGTTCCTTAGTTGTTCCTCCTTTAAAAAAATTTGGATTCTAAAGATCCTTTTCGTAGATTCTCTTTATTAAAAATAAATTAATAAAATTTATCTAAATGTTTAAAAGAAAGTAAGAAAAGAGGAAATAGATAAAGCGTCAAAAAATAATAAGAATTTATAAAGAATAAATAAAATGAGAAATAAAGGGGATTCTATATTGCTTTTATATACACTCCAAAACTGCATATATTGTAATTGGTTAAAGGGTAAATTGATGGAAGAAAATATACAATTTACTGAAAGAATAATAGATGATGGAGATATAAATAATTCTCAATTAGGGGATTTTTTAGAAGAATTTTATCAAACTACTTCATATCCAATAGTTGAAATACGAAATTTATCGGGAGATATATCTTTTTCATTTATTTCAAAAACAGATTTGGCTTCTGAAGATACTTTTGTTATATTTGAAACTATAGATGAATTAATAATTAAAATTAAAGAAAAATTACAATGAGATACAAATCACTTATCGAGGAAAAGCTTATAGCAGTATCAAATGGATTAAAACAGTTAAGAGGACAAATGGAACGTGGAGAACGTTCTGAATTTAGAATTAAAGAAGAACAACTTCAAGAAAAAATTGAAGAAATTATGACATTAATTAATACCCAAACAGAGACTCATTAACATGAAATTAACAGCGGAACAATTACAACAAAATTGGGAATTATTTCTGGAATACATAAACAAATATATCTCAGGCGAGCGAAAGGAACAAATGTTAGAATTTTATAAGTCATTAGAAGATAGACTTATATTATATCCAGCAGCAAATCAAACCAAATACCATTCATGTTTCGCGGGAGGATACGTTTTTCATGTTTTAAATGTTATCCAAAATTCTATTTATTTATACAAAGTATGGGAAAAAATGGGAGCAGACGTATCCCGTTTTACTATGGAAGAATTAATATTCTCAGCCATAAATCACGATTTAGGTAAGATTGGGACAATTGAAGAACCAGCTTATTTACCTAGTGAAGATGAATGGAGAAAGAAAAATTTAGGAGAATTATATACATTTAATACCAAATTAGATTTTATGTCTGTACCTGATAGATCATTATATTTATTATCTCAGGCTGGTATTAAAGTTTCTCAAAACGAATGGGTAGCTATTAAAACACATGATGGTTTATATGACCAGGCAAATGAAGTTTATTTAAAATCATTTATTCCAGAAACAAAACCAAGATCATGTATGCCTTATTTATTACATCAAGCTGATTTAATGGCTGCTGTAATTGAATTTGAACAACAGTATAAAAAAGATAATAATTTATAATATGAGTGATATTGCAATATTCCTCCTAATTCAATTAGGAATAATAATAATGATTTTAAATATATGGCTTATAAGAAGTTTATATTTGAAAAATAAAAAACTTGAAAATATAGTTCAAAATCAAAATAAGTATCTTACTGATATGTATGAAACTATAAAATATACTGAAAATCGTATAAAAGTAATTGACCAAAACGGTATTTTTCAAGGAGATGACGAGATTGGTTTCTTTTTTAAAGCAATTAAAGATATTCAAGAACAATTAAGTGAATATATTAAATTTATAAAATAACAAATTAATAAATAAAGGTAAGAGGATCAAAACGATCCTCTACTTTAGTCTATAAAAATTATGGAAGAAAATTTAACAAAAAAAGGTACTCTACGTAAAAGAAACCCAAAACAAAAAATATATTATTTTACAAAAGATACCGAAAATGCTATTTTAGAATATGTTTCTTTAAAAGACCAACGTTCAAGAGATAGATTATATAAAGAAAAAATTAATTATGCTTTTTTTAAATTATCTCAAAATATTATTAATACATATAAATTTCCTTATATGGAAGGTACTATTGAAGATAAACAACAAGAAGTAATATTTCATTTATTAAAAGGATTAGATAAATATAATCCATCAAAAGGAGCAGCATATTCGTATTTTGGTACAGCGGCATTAAGATATTGTATTATTGAGAATGATAAAAGATATAGATATATTAAAGGAATAGATGCTAGTAGTGATATTGAATCTATAAGTAATGAAGGAATTGGAGATATTATAGAAGATGAAGATAGTATTGATAGTATATTTGATACTAATGATTATGTTTTAGAAAAATTTATCGAATATGTTGAAAAACATTATGAAAAAATCTTTATAAAAGAAATTAATAATAAATCTGAAAAAACAATCATTAATGAATGTGAAGATATTAAAACTTGTTTTGCTATATTAGAAATATTTAAACAAAGAGAAAATATAGATATTTTTAACAAAAAAGCAATTCTTTTATTTATAAGAGAACAAACAGATCAATCCACTCAACAAATTACAAAAGTATCAAAGAAATTGTTTAAAATATATAATAGATTAAATCAACAATATTTAGAATACGGTTATATTTCCTTAAAATATTAATATTTATAAATAAAAACTATGGATTTTAATGATATAAAAATATATGGTAAAAAAACCATGGCTGATGTATTAAAAGAAATACATATTAATTCTCAATCTAAAGAAGAAGAATTAAAAAAATTAATAAGTGATTTAAAACCATATATTAATTCACCTGGAGATGCTGTAATAGTAGTTCCATTAATTTCAAAATATATGGAAATATCTATTAAAAACGATGATAATTTATTAAAAATGATGGGTATTGTTCAAAGAGCTGTAAGTGCCGCTTCTAAAGGAGGAACTGAAGATATGCAATTAACAGATGATGAAAAAGACCAATTATTAAAAAATATACAAGAATTAAAAGTAGTTTAAATGTCTTTATATCCGAATATAAATCAAAATAATAATAATTCTAAATCCCAAAACCAAAATATTTTATTCCCTGCTAGGGTTAAAGATATTTGTTTGAATAATAATCAAAAAATATTTAGTAAGGTAGATGGTTGGGTTGGATTAGGAACTATTCTATTTAAACCTTTATATTCTACTATAGATAATGGTGTTGATTCTTTTTTAGTAGCTAAACCTTTATTCTCAAATATAAAACAATACCCGCTAAAAGAAGAATTAGTATTAATTTTAAATTCTCCCTCATATAAATTAAATAATAACCCCAATTCATCCGATTATTATTATTTTCCTCTCCCTATAGGATTATGGAATAATATTAATCACAATACAATGCCGGATATAGATGTTTTTAATTCTGATCCAAAGAATATAAATAATGGGAATACTTTTGTTGAAGTAGAAAATATAAAATCTTTATTACCTGAAGAAGGAGATATTATATTAGAGGGAAGATTTGGAAATAGTATAAGATTTTCATCAACAACTAATAATAAAAAAACAAATAATAATTCTTGGAGTTCGAATGGAAATAATGGTGATCCTATATTAATTATCACTAATAATCATAATAATAAAATAGAATCAAATCCTTGGAATCCCATTCAAGAAGATATAAATAATGATGGTTCCTCAATATATTTTTCATCAAACCAAGAAATATTAATTGATTACGCTTCTAAAAACTTAAAAACGTTAAATATTAATATTTCTACACCTTTTAATTCAGTATTACAAATACCAGATGATAATATTTTTTAAAAATGAATTATATACCTAAATTTCCATATAATGAAGATCAAATAATATTGAATTCTAATAGAATTTCATTAAATTCTAAAACAGATTCAATATTTTTATTTTCTTCAAAAATTATAAGTTTATCTTCAAATGAAGGAATACATTTTAATACAGATAAAGAATTTTATATAAATTCATCTAAAATTCAATTAGGATTAAATGCAGATGAACCTATACCAAGAGGAAACAAATTAAAAAATATTTTAGAAAAATTATTAGATACTTTAGAAATAACTGGTGACCAATTAAATAATGCTTTAGATAGTAATAACAATCCTATACCCGCAGTCCAAACAGCAGGAAATAGTTTATTAAAATCTACCAAAAGAATAAAATCTTTATTAAAAACACTAAACTCAGAACAAAATTTTACAATATAAATGAATACTAGTAAATTTTCTAACATATTATTAGATAAAGCACCTAAAAAAATAAATAATACTTCTGAGAAAGTATTAGATGTTTTATTTGATATAAATGAAGTGGTTAGAGAATTAAACTCTATTGATTTTTGTAACCCGTTAGGATATATTTTAACAAAAACTTTACCTCCCGATGGAATCATAGACAGAAAATTAAAAGAATATTCTAAACTAGTAAATAAATTTATTTCAAAATCAACACAAAAACTAGAATTTTCTCAAAACACTAATGAATTAATTGATGATATAGAAGAATTAAGAATTTCTTTAGAAGAACTAATCCCAGATGAAGAAATAAAAAATATAATTCCTGGTGGTGATTCTATACTAAAAACATTACAATCATTAAATGATTCTTTAGTAATAACAAATACATTATTAAATCCAACCCAAAAAAAGAAATTAATTCAATCTTTTACAAATAGATTAATCCCTTTATCAAATCCTGTAAATTTAGCAGAAATATTAATATCTTCTCAAGTAGATAATTTAAATAAAAAATTACGTAACTTAATTAAACCAGAAAGGTTTAGACAGGATTTATTAAAATTAATAAAAACAGTAATACAAATTGATAAGTCAATATCAAGAATACAATCTGTAGTTTTATTAATGAATAAAATAATAAAATCAATTAATGTTTTAATAAAAATTACAAAAATAACAATAAAAATTTTAAAAAAAACTCCTATACCTGCAAAATATGTTACTGTGGGTACTACTGTTACAACTTCTACTAAAACATCAAAATTAGAAAATAATATAAATGAATTAGAAAAATTATTAAATAGTGTATCTAATTTTTTATCAAAAGTAATAATTAAGCAAATTAGAAGGATTAGAAATGAAATATTTATGTTATTAATTGGTTTAAATCAATTATATGAAAATTTAAATTCATGTAATTATTTTAATGATGATTTAATTCTAGATGAAATACAAAATAGTATTAATTCTCTAAATAATAATATAAATGAATTAGATGAATTATTTCCTGAATTAAATATCCAAACCACCTCTTCAAATTCTAATATTTATAAGGGATATAATATAATAATTTTAAAAGAAGAAACTACTGATAATAATACGTCTTTATTTAGAAGGAGAGTAATAGTAACAAATTCTTCAAATATATTAGAATACGAGTCAACACCAACATATACAACAAATGATCAAATCTTAATAAAAGAAGGACAATTTTATATAGATACTAAATCAGAAACAAACACAACAGATAAAAATAATAATAATTTAAATGATGAAGAAGCTTTATTATTAATAAACCAATCAGGATATAATTATAATAATTTAGAAGAAGTTGATGAACAAGAAAAAGAATCTCAAAGATTATTATTAAATCAGATAAGAAATAATCCTGAAGATAATTTATTATATAATAAGTTTGCTAAAAATAATAATAAAGTGGACCAAGTTAAAAGAATAATAAATTCATTAACAAAATTAAATACTAATCCAATAGTATTAAAAATAAGATTAGAAAGATTATCAAAATCTTTATTAGATAAAGGTTTTACTTTAGAAGAAATACAAAATGGTTTTAAATCAAAATTTGAAGATAAATATAATATAGTAATAGTAAATAATAATATAAAAATAAACAATAAATTATGAAAATAGAAGCATTTAAGAAATTAATCAAAGAATCAATAAGAGAAGTTTTAAAAGAAGAAGGTATACTAAATTCAAATTTAAATGAAAATAAATTACCTTTTACTACTCAACGAGTAGATCCTTCCAAATATATTACTCCACCACAATTTCAAACATCACCATATCATACCGGCCCTCAAATTACATCAATTGGAGACCCGTTAAAAGATATAATGATGCAAACTATGATGTCTGCTGATGATTTATCCAATTTTCAATAACAATGAATTATATTTTTCAGAAACAATTAACACAAAATAATAAAGGTTTAGGAATAAGTATTCCATTCGATGGTAATACAGGGATTAATATTACTTATGATAGTAAAGAAGCTATACGAAGTAATCTATTAAATTTTTTATTAACAAATAAAAGAGAAAGAATATTAAATCCAAATATTGGCTCAACAATAAGAGAACAAATATTTGAACAAGTTACTGAAGAATCTTTAAATAATATAAAGGATATAATAATTACTAATATAAATGATTATTTTCCTCAAGTTTTATTAGAAAATTTAAATATAATCCCTAATAATAATGAAATTAGTATATATATAAAATATTCAATAAAAAATACTAATATAAACGATGATATACAGATAATATTTTAAAATAAATGGAAAAAAATATACAATATACAGCAAAAGATTTTAATTCATTAAAATCTAAATTAATAGAATTTGCTAAAATATATTACCCTACAACATATACAGATTTTTCAGAAAACTCCCCAGGGATGATGTTAATTGAAATAGCAGCATATGTTGGAGATATATTATCTTTATACCAAGAAACTCAAATTCAAGAAAATTTTTTACAATTTTCTAAACAAAGAAAAAATTTATTAGCTCAATCTTATTTATATAATTATACACCAAAAGTAACATCAACTTCTAATGTTTTAGTTGATGTATATCAGTTATTACCATCAAAAAACATATCTGGTAGTTTTGAACCAGATTTCAATTATGCTTTAATTATTGATGAAGGAACTCAATTACAATCTTCCCAATCCAACATTAAATTTATATTAGAAGAGAAAATTGATTTTTCTTTATCCAGTTCTTTGGATACAACAGAATTATCAGTATATTCATTAAATAACTTAAATCCAGAATATTATTTATTAAAAAAACAAAGAAAAGCATATTCTGCTGAAATTAAAGAAATTACATTTGATATAACTAATACAGAAAGATTTAAAACACTAAATATATCAGATGAAAAAATAATTAAAATATTAGATATAATAGATTCTGATAATAATAAATGGTATGAAGTTCCTTATTTAGCACAAGATACGATTTTTGAAAAGGAATTAAACCAACAATCTTCATTAACCTCATATATTTTAAAATTAAAAAAAGTCCCAAGAAGATTCATAAGTAGATTTAAATCAGATACTAATTTAGAAATACAATTTGGAGCTGGTATATCATCTAATCCAGATGAAGAAATAATACCAAATTCAGAAAATATAGGATTAGGATTATCTTATGGAGTTAATAAATTAGATGTTGCTTATGATCCTTCAAATTTTTTATATACAAATACTTACGGTATATCACCTTCAAACACAACATTAACCGTAAGATATTTAGTTGGTGGAGGGATTGAATCTAATATTCAATCTAATACATTAAATACAGTTTTAAATATTAATACTAGTTTTAAAGGAGAAGTAGATTCAATAATATCTAATACAATAATTAATTCTTTATCATTTAATAATGAAACTCCTGCTATTGGAGGAGGTAATGGTGATAGTAATGATGATCTTAAATTAAAATCTTTATCTTCATTTCCAACCCAAAATAGAGCAGTAAGTATTCCTGATTATATTATACGTAGTTTATCATTACCAAGTGATTTTGGTTTAATATCTAAGGTTTATATTATTAAAGATGATACCGATACTAATTTATTATCATTTTATATTTTATCAAAAAATAATTTGGGAAATTTAAGTAGTGCTGATATTATGTTAAAGAATAATTTAAAAACTTATTTAAATGAATATAAAATGGAAACAGATGCTATTAATATAAAAGATGCATTTATTATTAATATAGGTGTAAATTTTGATATAATAGTAAGACCAAACTATAATAATAAATTAGTATTAAATAATTGTATAGAGAAATTACAAGAATTTTTTAATATAGATAAATGGTCTATAAACCAACCCATAATATTATCAGATATTTATTTATTATTAGATAAAATTGATGGTGTCCAAACAGTAAAAAATATAGAAATAATTAACAAAGTTGGAGAAGAAAATGGATATTCAAAATTTGAATATGATATTAAATCTGCAACTTTAAATAATATAATTTACCCATCTATGGATCCTAGTATATTTGAAATTCGAAATATAAATGATATTCAAGGAAGAATCGTAAGTTTTTAAAAATAAAATATTTATAATAAATCAATTAAATGGCTGTATATAAAATATTCCCGGAAAAAGATAATTATATATCTTCTATAAATCCAAAAAATAATTATGGAAGAGATGAAATTTTAGAATTATCATCTGGGGACAATATATCTCGAATTCTAATGAAGTTTCCACAAGAAGAATTATTAGATATTATCGATAAATCCTCTGGGAGTTTTCAAAGTAACCTTAAAATGTACCTAGCAGGAGGTTATTATCCTGTTGAGTTCAATGTGAATATACTCCCATTATCCCAGTCTTGGGATATGGGTACTGGAAGAGATAAAGACATTCCTAATCCCCAAAATGGTTCTTGTTGGGATCAACCATTAAATATTTCATCTTCTTGGGATTACTGGGATACTATGCCTAATATATATAAAATATCTCAATCTTTTAATTATAATACTTTTAAAGACATAAATAAAGATGTTACTAGTATAGTAGAAGGATGGTATTCTGGTGATATAAATAATAATGGATTTTTAATAAAATTTCCACAAGATTTAGAAAGTTCATCTTTTGGATATTATATCCAATATTTTTCTATTGATACTCATACTATATATCCTCCACAATTAGAAATATATTGGAATGATGTTAATTATAGTTCATCATTAAGTATTATAAATAGTTCTAATTTTATTACTAAAATTTCAAATTTACAAAAAGAATATACTGAAGGAGAAAAATATAAATTTATTATCAAGAATAGAGATTTGTATCCTACTAGGAATTTCCAAACATCTTCATTATATTTAAATAATAAAATACTTCCTGAAGAATCTTGGTGGTGTTTAAAAGATATTAAAACAGAAGAAATAGTAATAAATTATCATGATATAGGTACCAAGATTGGAGCAGATAATAATGGAAATTATTTCTATTTAGATTTTAATGGTTTACAACCAGAAAGATATTATCAAATATTAATTAAAACTATTATAAATAATGAAACTATAATAATAGATAATAAAAGTAATTATTTTAAATTGATAAGATAATGGAAAAAATAAAAATAAAAAAAGAAAGTTTTCCAAAACAAAAATACCCAATAATTATTAACACAGAATTTTCTCAATTAATTAATCCATCACCTCAAGTAGAAAACGTTTTAACGGTTGATGAATTTTTTGAATTATATGATGATTTGTTTTTTCAAATACCAATAGATGGAGAAATAGGATCACATAAAGAATTAATAAAAAGATCAACAGAATACGTCGGTGAAACACAAAATACAGAAGAGATAGATTTATTATTAGAAGAAATTAATCAACTTAGATTAGAATTATTAGAAGCAAGACAATTAATAGATGAATTAACTAAATAATGGAAGAAAAATTTCAAATAGAAAATATAAATTCAGAAGAATTAATAAAAACTCAATATAAAGAAGTAGATAAAAATCTACTTCAACCTGTTGTTATAAATAAATTATTTGGTGAAAAAGATGATATAATAGAATTTCATATATTAGATAATAATAATAATGTATTAGAAACTAATTATGATTTTAAAAATTATACAAACAGAAATACAATAAATAATAGTATATTATATGATGAAA